TAAGCGCCAGAATCGCAGCCGCAATCCCGGTTAGTGCTTCAGGTGTTATTGTCATCGCATCTCCTTACTAATCAAAAACATCTTCCAAATTGAATCCGATTTGTTCGACTAGGGGCAAGCCTGCGCCGTGGGTCACGGATGTGTATTCCGCATTGATAACAAGTCGTCGCTGGCTACCATCCTCATAATCAAGATCGGCTGCGCCCAACAGAATTTCTTCTGTTGCTTCAGGCGACGAAATCTCCACGTCGGTTCGACTGTTAATCGTCTGGCCAGTCTCGCCAAACAGGGACCACGTGAGCGCAGTCGGCGCTACTGCGTCACCGTCCTCATCTTCGAAATTGACCGTGATAATGAACGTGCTGCCGTCTACTGCAACCGCCGCAATCGAAATCATAACAACCTCTATGTGAGTGAGATGTCCAGATCGCCAGCCGAGAATTGCACAGTGTCACCGTCGCCAATTGCTTGATCGGTTACGGCGTTATCGTACACAAGCACCTCGCCTGCGCCCCAGGTTCCGCTGGTGCAAACACACATTGCAACGACTGTGCCCCACGCGCCGCCACTGGGCGGCCCCATCACGACATCATGGGTGTTGTCCACGAGCGTCGGAGATGTCCCGGCTGCAAGGTCCCAGGTGGGCGACGAGCCGCCATTGATATTGACTTGCTTCCTGGCGTACCCATTTGCATTGGCGACCTCGGTAAAGTCACCGCCACTGTCACTGTCAACGAGCGTAGCAGTAGCTAGGGCAATGTGGGTTTCGGGTTTCGAAAACGCTTGGTTCCTGAACACGAAATCAAGCCATGCGTCAGCCAGATAATCAGACACGTACCCTGCGTCCACAGTGACCGTAATCTCGGTCGTGGCAACCTTGGGCGTGTTATTGTTCGCAACCTCCACAGTGGCCGAGAACGCTCCGTGAGCGAGCAGATCCCCACCTGACAGCGTATCGAAGATGCCCCAGTGGGTGATGTCCACGGCGCTACCAGTGTTCTGGTCGAAAGTCACATCACCTGATTGGGTGATGACCCGACTTGCCGCTGCTCCAAACGTGATCGCCTCACGGTCATAGCCTGTGTAGGATGTCTCGGTGCCGCTCTCGTCGTCTGCAAGATCGCTCTCGGCCAGGCCAAGATAGACTGTTGCAACGTTCGAATAGGCAACGTTAAAAATGTGGTCGAGCAGTTCATTTTCCAGAAAGTCACTAATAGAACCCATTTCAATCTCCTATGACACTGTTAGTGTCGGCTTCTTTGCCGTTGCAGTCGCACCCGGCTTGCTTCCCGTTGCAGTCGCTTCTGGCTTCCTGGCTGTCGCAGAAGCGAGCAGCAAATACCCAACTACCCCGCTCAACAGAATTGCGGCGTCGGGCGTGCTAGTTGCTGCCGCTATAATTGCCGTGAGCAAAATCTCCTCAAACGACAGGGTTACATCGTCGGGCGTACTGATAGCCGCCGCGACTGCCGACGACAGTTCCCGAGTCACGAGCATTCCAATATCGTCCGGGGCGCTAGTGGCTGCTGCAATCGCTGCCAGCAGTTCCCTTGTGACGAGTATGCCTGCGTCGTCGGGGGTGCTCGTTGCAGCCGCAATCGCCGCAGCCAGTGCCTTGATAACGAGCAAGGTCGCGTCGTCTGGTGTCGATGTCGCGGTTGAAACCGCCGCAATCAATTCTCGGGTAACGAGCATTCCAACATCGTCTGAGGTGCTCATTACAGCCGCGACGGTCGTCAGCAGTTCCCGAGTCACCAACATGCCAGCATCATCTGGGGTGCTCGTTGCAGCCGCAATAGCTGCTGTCAGCAGCTTGATGATAAGCAGGGCAACATCGTCAGGTGTGCTGGTAGCTGCTGCTATCGCTGAAGCTAATTCCCGAGTCACTATCAGGGCAGCAGCAGACGTGCTGGTTGCTGCGCTGGCGAGCGCTACCATCTCGCGAGTGACAAGCATACTCGCGGCATCAGATGTCGTGGTAGACCCTGCGATTATTGCAAGTAAGAAGATCCCAGTAAGCAGCGTGGCGTCGTCTGGTGTTGAGGTTGCCGCTGCTATCGCTGCCAGCATCTCGCGAGTGACTAGCAGGGAAGACGAATCTGGGGTGGTCATCGCCGTTGCTATCGCAGACACCAGTTCCCTCAAAACGAGCAGACCTGCATCATCTGGCGTTGTCGTTGCAGCAGTTATTGCCGCTGCCAGAGCGTGGATGAGCAACAGGGATGCCGAGTCGTTTGTACTGGTAGCGGCTGCAATCGCTCCAATAAACTCTCGGGTCTGCAACAGGAGGGCGCTATCCGTCGAAGAGATGGCAGCCGATATTGATGTGACAAGCGCCCTGCCCATCAACATGCTAACGGAATCGTTCGTGCTGGTTGCTGCTGCCACTGCGCCCAGTAGTTCGTGGATGATGAGCAGGGCCGATGCGTCGGAAGTGCTGGTTGCTGCTGCCACTGCTGCTACCAGTGGGCGCGAAACAAGCAAGTCGGCTGCGTCGGTCGCGCTTATTGCACTTGTGATCGCCGCTGCCAGTTCCCGAGTGACGAGCATACTTGCATCGTCTGGGGTCGTCGTGCTTGTGGAAATCACGCCTAGCAGTTCCCGAGTGACGAGCAGGATTGCCACGTCAGGTGTTGTCGTGCTTGATGAGATGGAGGCTATAAGGTTCTTGATAATGAGCAGGACAACATCGTCTGGGGTAGTAGTTGCAGCAGCCATCGCCGCGAGCAGTTCCCGCGTGACCAACATCGCAGGGGCGTTTGTGGTCGTTGCAGTTGCAACTACTGCGGCAAGGAGTCGGGTAACGAGCATGGTAGGGGCGTTTGTGGTGGTAGCAGTTGCGATGGCTGCGAGCAGTTCCCGCGTTACAAGCATCGCAGGGGCGTTGGTCGTCATTGCTGCTGCCATCGCTGCCAATAGCTCGCGAGTGACTAGCATGTCGGGGGCGTTTGTGGTGGTTGCTGCCGTTATTGCGGCTGACAGTTCGTAATCCTCACCTGTCGCAGGGGCCAGCCCGATCATTATGGAGGTCCAGATCTCAGATCCGCCACCACCGACAATTGATGCGGAGACATACGTCGTAGCCGACGCAGGCGTCCAGCCGATCCAGGCGCTCCGCTCTTGGCCGTCATCGTAGGAGAAAAGTTCCTCGTCACCCGATGCGGGATGGTGGGTTGTGTTGTCTGAATTCCCGGCGAACATTACCGCCCAGGAATCTGCCGGAAGGGCTGACCAGTTTTGGTTAGTTCCCGCGTCAATGGTGGAATCATAGCCCGTGGTGTGTTTTTTGTAAGTATCGCTCGGATAGCTTTGATCAAAGCCGTCCATTTGGACTACCTGGAGGACTAGGCCGTCTGAACCCGAGTCGATAATAACCTTTACGTTGTAGGTACCGGCGTCGGGGAAGTTCGCTTCTTTAATATAGGCGATGGTGGTATGGCTACCGTGGATTCCTGTGTCCTCCTCTTCTGCGTAGATCGTGAAGGCGGTTTCGTCTCCTCCGCCTGGGTCGAGTGTTACGGACACTACGTCGTACTCGTCCATGCAAGACACATTGGCCCAGAGGAAACGGTTCGGGCCGTTTGTGATGGTTATAGAGGCGGTAACGTCGGAAGCACCGACGTCAGCAGCACCAGCATAGTCGCGGAAGCCTGGAGCTTCAATAAAATCAACGTCAGGGACGAGGAACATGTAGCCCCAGGAGTACTCAGCCGCGGCGGATTCGCCAAAGCAAACGGTGGAAGCGTCGGGATCTGTATAGCCAATCCACGAGTTGGTGTCATAGGTCGCATTGACGACTTGCTCTAAGAGTTCTGTGCAATCTGTAGCCGCTGTGAGGGCAGTATCGTCGTCTACGTGAACCACGCCAATTACGCGGCAATTGGCATATCTGGAGTCGCTAAGATCAATGGGTGTTTCGAAGTATCCGCTGTCTTGTTCGGTGCCTGATGAATACTCTTCCCACTCAAGGCGCGGAAATGGAAAATCCTGATGTACATCATCCATCTGAAAAACGTGTAGGATCTTCCACCACGCGCCCGTTTCGTCTATTGTTGCAGTAACATCGTAGTCGCCGGTTGGTGGGAAATCGGCTTCTTTGATATAGCCAAGATACCCTCGGTTGTCTACGTTATTACCAAAATACAAATGTTTATGCAGTGTGAATTCGGTTTCGTTTGCGCCGCCCAAATCCAATGTGATGGCCGAAACCTCTTCAGTATCGTAGCAGGTGGCAACAGCAAAAAGCATCCGATTAGAACCAGCGGAGATGGTGAGATCTGCCGCAGTTACGTCTGTGTTCGAAGAATTGGTATCGGTTCCGGTCGCAGTGCCTTGGAATGACGGAGTAGTCGGCATTATGGCCCTGTTATGATCTGTGCTTCTGCTCGCAAGCGTAGGCTGTCCAGAAGCGTATTAAGGCCTGCTTTTTCGTCGGTCGTTAGTTTCGGTAGCAGTTTTCCATTGGAGGGAGTCATGCCGCGTCCGTTCTGGTCGATAACCTGAACCTTATACTCTGCATCGCGGTTGCCTACCTCGCCCGTAGGGTCGAAAAGTGTTATTTTGATCTGACCGATGGTGGTCGGTATTCGCGATTGGCGTGGTTCGAAGTCTGACATGCTATGCCTCCACCTTGTTAGGCTCTGCTGTGGGGAGCGGTAGCCCATTTTCTGGTTCCGGCTCCTTTTCGGGTTCGGGCTTGGGCATTGGCAGCCCGTTGTCTGACGTTTCCGAGTCATCCAGTGCCCATCGTAGTATTTCGGCAGCCCCGGAAATTGCGAAAGACGCCTCGGTCAAGGCGGCAATTTGCTGTTCGACTTTGACCTTTCGTTGAGTAAGTTCCTTGATCTGTTTGGCGATTTCGTCTTTCGTTCTCATCTATTCTCCTATGGTGCGGGTAGAGCCGTTTGGGCCAGTACTCGAATGTCGTCTAGGAACGTCTGCAATGCGGCAATCTGCGGGGCTGTCAGATGAGGAACTAGATCGCCAGAAATCTTGCGCATAATGGTGCCATCCTGATCTAAAATCTCAATAGAGTAGCGAGCATTGCGATCAGCGTGCACCCCATTTGGGTCGGTCAGTCGCAGATTAATCGAGCCTATGCTCGTGGGAATTGCTCCTTGTTCAATTGGTAAGGGCATTTTTCAACTCCTCAAACTGTGCTAGTAATTCCTGATACTTCGTCTCCATCTGCCACATCGCACCGGCCAGCAACTTCTGAAGGCGTGCGCCGTTTACGAAATGGTGCCCATCATCGTTGTAAGTCACGATTCCGAGCCTGGCCAGGTCCTCTCGCCCATGCTCAAGGAAGTCGTCAAATGTACTTTGTACAATGCCTTGCCCGGGCAATGAGAGGGCAAAGGCTCGAAGGAGGTGGATGTCGTTGTATTCGTCGTACGCTCCTCCATCCGCGCCGTCATAATGGAAGTCGCCGTCCTCATCGACAATGAACTTGGTAGCCGTGCCGATACCAACAGCAAACACGTTGGCATTGGCACCTGGAACAGTTGTCGTTGTGCCTGTCTTCTTTCGTGCCGAAATCTCAACGGGTGCTTCTGAACCTGTTCCCTTGGACGTGTCGTCGTTCGTATAGACCCCTCGGAGCAACAGGGCCTCAACATCTTCTGTTAACCCCACTATGCGCAGGCCTCCTTCGTCTCCTTCCTGCTTTCGCATATAGCCCAAGTTCTGGGTTTGCGTCTCGGTTGTTACGCCATGAGCAACTTTGCCTGTGCTCCAAAAGGACAGAAACTCCGAATCATCAAGCGCCACGTCAATAGTCAGTCCGACATCCTGCTTTGAGTTGGTAGTGTTATTAGGCCAAGGGTCGTCACTGATAATGAGATGGGATCCGATTGCAACCTGATCGCCATATGCGAGCAGGGATGTGCGATTTACGGTGCCGTCGTGCCCACCCATAAAACCGTATGTGTCATCCTCATCGTCATAATCGGCTTTCGCACCCATGTAAGCTTCTTTGCCCCCTGCATAGGCGTGCAAACGGAGAATAGCGAACTTGCCTGCCGCATAGGTAGGGGCGCGAGTGTATATGTCAAGCTCGCCGCTTTTGTCAACGCCCAGGTCTTTGCCTATGTGGGACATCATGCTAGAAATAATGGTGGATGTCCCGTTGTGCCAGTCGAGAGACCGGGGATCGCCACCCGAACCTGGGCCGCCTGTGGAGGGGATATTGTATATATCGATACCTTGATCAGATAGGGTCAAGTCGCCATCGGCGGCTGCTACAGTTCCATCAGTGTCGGCGTACACGTGTACATCGGTACCATTGGTGCCGCCACGGATGTTCAAAATCCCTTCGGACTGATCCCAGAATATGTTGGCGCTACTGGTTTTGACTTCCCCGATGATGACATCTCCCCCAGGTGCCCACGAGCCGACCACTTTGTTCACATCGCTCGACAGGTAGCGCATTCGAATGCCGTTGGTTGGGTCAATAACGAGGTGGGAATATCCGTTATCGTAGCGTCCCAGGCCCAGACCCATCGTATCGTCGGAATAACCGTAGATTCCGTTCAGATTGCCGAGCGCCCAATGTTCCGACCACGCGTTGTAAGTGCTCGACGTGCGAACATTGCCTAATATGGTCGGGCCGTAGGTCGTGCCCAGTAGCCCTTGTACGGCAAACAGGTCAATGTGCCCATCCCCTGTTTGCCCACTGTTGACGACAGAATCCCCGGCCAGCCACGAGTTTGCGCCTGACCCATCAAGATCCCGCGTTATGTTCAGAAAATAGAATTCCTCCCCTGTCATTTCTCCTGTGTAGGCAATGTGTCCGCCTGCGGTTGCACTAATTAGATCTTTCTCCCCTGCATCAAAATAAATCGTGGTAGAGCCTGCACCGAAACTACTGGAAGAAACAAGCCATTGCCCGTTGTGGGTTGGTTCTCCGGTACAATCGCGCCATTGAAAATAGATCCCGCCGGAGAAGTATGCTGTCCAATCGCCGTCTACCTGTATGTAGTCGCTGGTAGTGTTGACGTCTGCTACGGTTAGCCCAGAAAACTTAAAGAATTCTATTCGCTCGTACCCGTTCAGAATCAGAATGTCATTCTTCCCAGGTTGATTATGTTTCAGAACGATAAAATCCGTTGTCGCTGGTCCCCAATCGGTGATAAGTTCGGTCGTGGGCATGACCAGAATCTCGCCGCCGATGGTGCTGATCACCTCTTGGGCGACGAGCACGTCAACCCATAGTTCGGCTACGTGCAGGGTGAGGAACTTCTTTGTTATGCTTCCTAAATTGACATCAAAATTAGTCTGTGGAAGAAAGTCTTTTCCTGCGGGGGCAATGACCAAATCGCCCGTAGTGCTCCAAAGGTGTTCCCCGCCAGCGTTGAGCGTGAAGCGAGCCTCGTCCACTCCATCAGTATGCTGGATAATGTCGTCGCTATACTCCACTATGCCGCCAGTAGAATCGAATCGCAGATCAGGCCCACTTGCAATTCCTATGCGTCCTTCGTCAGTGAGACGAATGTGGCTGGCTGCTCCAAGCTCGATATTAAAAGTGTCAGCAATCCAAAGTCGGTCGGACGCGGGATCTTCTCCGACCCCTAGCCCTTGGAATGCGATGTGCCCCGAGACATTGGTACGGAGTAGTGACTTTGTAGCACCTGGATCGTAGCTTGTTGTGAGTAAGTGTGTATGGTTGCCAGCCGCTACGCTCGTGGTGTCAGCAGTGAGCGTGCCGGGGGTGTCCAGGTCCAACTCGATGCTGGCAGTCAAAGCGCCCCCACCAGTCAAGCCATCCCCTGCGTCCACGCTTTTGTCGAGCTTGTCAGCTTGCAGCCCGACCACCGTCTGCCCTTGCGCATTGGACGAGAGAACGAATGGCGCTTGTGGAGCAGCAGGTGAGAAGGTGTGTTGCGCCTGGACGGTTCTGTCCGAGTCGTTGTGCATGTACTGAGTATGATCGTCGTCAAGCAAGCCGAGCAACCCACCATGATCAGTCGTGCCAGCCGGGATGGTGGTCATCCCAAGCATGACCAGAATCCGACCAGTATCTACCGACTCGTGACGTTTTCCGAATGCACTTTTGACCGTGACAAGACTCATCAGTACCCCCCTCGCCTGCGGTCGCGCCAGTAGTTCTCATTGTACCAGTTGGAATTGCGGTAGGGACTGCCAAACCAGGGCATAACAGATGGCGCTCCCGCTCGTTGCATCGCTGGAGACATGAGCCAATCAATAAACCGCTGCGGCGTGTTCGGCCCTGCAAAGAAGTGGGCATACTTCCAAATTGCCGGGTCGGTAACAGATAGGCCAGATAGCGGGTTCTTACTGCTGCCCTGCCCCATAAGCGATGCAAGCTGTGCATCCTCAAAACGAGTCGAGGTCATCCCGGGCTGCTCCGCGTCGTCACTCATTGACACTTCCTCCAACAGCACGTCGTTGCCCTGTTGCAGGTAGCTACTGGCAGGTGCGGACAATGCGCCCCAGGCTGGATCACGAACCACGCCTGGTGTCACCATCCAAGGGTTGATGCCACTACGCCCACCGATGTGGGCCTGTAGTGAGCGATTAATCCAGTAATATTTCGGATTAACATCTATTTGAAAATAGTCAAGCTCGTTTTCATTCGTAACATTGATAGTGTGCGGAGGGGTCTCCTCGTCTGCTCGCACGCCAAGTGCCCTGACAAGCTCATCCCACACCTTCGTGGGCCTGTCCTGGCCGTGGATAATATCCTCAGTATTGGCTGCAATGTTACCTGTTGACAGCAGGTCACAATCGGTCGTGATGAGGTTCGTGATGTAGGTGGATGTGTCCACCTGCGTCTCACCATCACCAATGGTGATGTATTGGAAGTTAGTCGAATAAACGTAACCCGATGCGCGGACGACGCATTTGTCCTCAGATGAGTCGGCCACCGAGTGAAAAACGGGCTTCGGGTCGGCATATTCAGCCAGGGTGTTGGCCATCTCTTCTTCCACCTGGGCGAGGAACACCTTATCCATGACGAGGATAAGCTCACGCCTGCCATACTTGGCAATGCTTAGGTCGTCCTCTTCCCAGGCTGCAACCTCGTACAGGTTGCCCACACCATCAGTGTATATGGCTCGCACTGCATTGATTACGGGCATGAGCGACCGACGCATGGCCATCCCACCTTCGTACAGATCAATCTCGTCCACCATCCCTCGCCAGGTCGTGAATCCCCCTATCATTTCGCGCATGTCAAAACCAAGCCTGTTGTAGAACCAATGTCGGCCATAATCAGCGTCATAAGTCTCGCCCGAGAAGTCCCACTGGGCCTGCCAGAACCCGCCCACAAGGCGAATAGTACGACGATAGTTGGTTGCCTTGTCGCGGAAATTCTCGACGAACCTACCCCCCATAGCGGAGGGCTGGCGGACTTCTAGGAACTGCTTGCTATTAATCGTCACGGTAGGTGCTCCACCGCTCATATAGCGAGGCTGTAATGGTGCCTATGTTGTCAGATGGATTGTGTATCCCGCTGCGCTCGCCAGCCAGAACAACAGTCGCACCACGGCGTGGAATCTGACCCCATTTCGACGTGCCAGCCTCAGGCGTGCCCAGGTCCGTTTCGCCCGTATCATTGGCGTAAACCTGTGTTTGCCAATCTTCGCTGGTCAGTATGATCACCTGGCCATCCGTGACCGGGGCGTCTATGTTGTCCAGGTAGATCCTGTGTTCTGCTGGGATCAGAATAATCTCGGCCAGTCTCAGGTCGTTGTCATCCGTTCCGCTGAGCGTTTCAGCCTCCACATTGATCAGAGCCAGCTTGGCAGCAGGGATATTGTCGTAGAACAATGCTCGTGGTGCCATGCCTGGAAATTGGAGGATGCCACAATCGTAAATGCGATAATCCGTATCCTCCACCACCACCTCGCCAAGCTGATTGACGCTGTTGATGCCATTACCTGCAAAGTCGTCTGGATCTTCCATTGACAAGGATAGGCGCATCCGAACTGGGTTGGATGCTGTGACCCGAGCAATGATCAGCACGGTATGGTAGCCAGCCCACTTTTCTGGGTCGCCTGTCAATTCCCGACTGCACCGATAGCCCATGCTGGCATTAGATGCAAAAGTGATTTGCGCGACATTGGTGAAGGTAGGGTCGCTGGTGATGCGAGACGAGTCGCCATTGGTGTGATGCCGCACATCACTGACACTGCCCATACTCATCACAGGGTCAAGCGCTGATCCTTGGTCATAACGCCAGCCCATCCACATGCGATCAAGCGTGTTGGTTGCAGGCTTAAAGGTCAGGATAGACAAGCGCGATGGCAGGGTGCCCCCGGCAGGTAGGTCAAAAGTGCCCCCGCCAAGGCTCTTGGTTCCTGATATCGTGGGGGTGGTCGCCCCTTGGGATTCAAATGCCCCTCTCGTGATGGTCAAGGACCCGTAGAATATCTCGTTGGGCCTCTGAATGGGATTGAACACATCGTTGCTGGGAAGGGGGATGAACGTAGCCTCGTAAATAGGAGCGACCCGACTGGCCCCCTCGTTGTCTGTTCTGGCGTGCAGCCAGATACTATTGAACTCATTAGACTCGGGGTCGTTGAACAGATTCGCCTGCTCCACATCTCGCTCAAAGTCGGCAATGGCCGACTCCACTTCAGTACCCCCTGTTTCATAAACGAACAGGGATAGCGTATCAATCCATCGTGGCTCGCCATTTGCACCAGGTGGAGCAGGCGTGCCCATAAAATACCCCCGTTCCAACAGCCGCAACCCGCCACTGAGAAAATTGGTGCTAACACTCGATCTCGTTCCTATGCCTAGCGTGGTTGCCATCTATAGCCCCATGTACGCATTGCGTCGAGCCTGGTTGGCTTGATCCATCAATGCTGCCATCATTTGTGCTGTTTGGAAGTCAGGCACGACGAATATCGTCTGACTCTGATCAATCATTGGTGCTGACAGTGCGCCTTGTGCCCCAGCAGGCGGGTCGTCTGGAATACCACCACCCCCGCCTCCGCCAGATCCTCCACCTCCCCCACCCGAGCCGCCCCCACCTGGGGCGCTACCCGAGCCGCCTCCAAGTAATCCGGCTGTTTTTTGGAGTGCGATATAAGTTTTCATCTCCTCAATCAGGGCGTCCATGTTCGTTTTGTACTCCACCTCATACTCGCCCTCCAAGGTGGTCATCTTCTCTCCGGTGGTCGTGATCTCAGCGTCGAGGTCTCCTACGGCATCAGACACGACATTGCCGAATCCTTGTGCGAGCAGTTCCATGTTGATCTGATGCTGCTGGGCAGCAGTGCGAGCGCGGGTAGCAGCTGCCCCTTCTTCCTCTAACAGCCAATCCTCAAGGTTGAAATTAGCAACGAACATGCCCAACGCCTCAAGTGCCTCCTGGGCAGTCATTGCCCCGGCTGCTACCTGCTCGCCCAACTCCGCGCCCATCTGGTTGAAGATACTTTGCGTGTAAGCTGTGTCAAATGCTTCGGTCGCACCTGCCAGTTCTCGCAGTTCAAACCCGTAAGCACCTGCACTTGATGCGGCTTGCAGCATGGCCCCGGCTGCATCAGTCATCACCTCATCAATATCCCAGCCTGTTGCCAGCTTGCCCTGGACGGATTCCAACCCTTCCAACTCCACTCGCAATTCGGCCAGTTTCTCCGTCTGGTTGTCTGTTAGCTTTTCCTTGTCGGTGAGCTTGGATATATCCTCGGACAGTTCTTTGATCTGCTCGGTCTTATCAATGACAAACTGGAACGACTCGCCAAACGTCTGGCCCAACGTTTCAAAGTCAAACAGCCCGGCAAACAGGCTGCCACGTTCCACACGGATGGCAGTTGCTTCGGCCAGGGCTTCGGCCAGAGTTTGCACGTCAACAGCCGCCTCCCTGGCCGCATCGGACATCCGTTCCAAGTGCCCGACCGTTGACTCAAGACGTACCGCGCCCAGGGTTTGCAATAATGTTGTATCAAGCAATTCTGTCGGCAACGACCATCCAGCGGCGGCAGATAGGCGCTTGTTCCGCGCCAGTTCGTAAGCAGCCAACGCTTCCTCGGCTGCGGCCTGTGCTGCCAAACTGAAAGCGAGCGCTTGCACATCTGGGGCAGGACCGGCAGGTTCTTTTGCAAGGAACTGAAAATGGCGCAAAATCCCGATAAATGGAATCCACTGGGCTAGCTTGGAGCCTAACAATTCAACCTTGGCCGCAGACTCTTCGGCAGAATATCCGATGCCGTCTATCCCTTCTGCAACGGTAGCGGCAATCTCGCCATAGAACCCTCTCTGAAGAGAGTCTTGGAAATTGTCCAGCTTGGTTTGCGCTTGCTGCAATGCGGTTAGCGCATCATCGGCAGCCAGTTCGTAATCTTCTATTGACTGTTCTGCGGTCTGGAGAAACGCCTCGCTAAACGCTTCATCCACATCCATCCCGGTCTCTTTCAATTCCTCCAGCTTCCTCTTGAAAGCTGTGACGGAGATGCCCATCGTATCAAAGCGTGCGGTCGTCTTGTTACTGATGGTCAGGGCAAGCGCTTGCATGTCAATGCCCAGGGCACCTACAACCGCTGTCATACGCGTTAATTCTTCACGCCCGCCCACAAGACCCATTCTCATGAGGTCGCCAGCCCCGGCCATTAGTTCGACATCGCTAACCGTGTTCCTGGTCGCTTCACGAAGATCCTTCATTACCTCCGTTGTGCCGCCGATGTCTTTTGTTAGCGCACCAAAAATATTGATAGTGCGTTGCTGCTGGGCAGTGTCGAGCATAGTCTCAAAGGCGTCCCCGACTACCTGGCCCACCTTCTCGAAGATTTCGAGCGTCTGATTAATCGGGGTTGCAAGTTCCTGCCACTGGTCGCCCAGAGATTGCAGTGATAATTCGTTACTCTCGGCTGCATCACTGACACCCTGCAACCCATGGGCAGCGCTAACGGTTCCACCATCACCCTGCCACAGGGCCTCGATAAAATAGCGTAGATACTCGTTAGCCACTTATCTTGCTCCGCTTCCACTCATCATACTGCTCTCGCATTCCCGTTTTCTCAACGACCGTTTTCCAGGCCTGCGGGTTAGCATTGGCCCATGCTGCCACGTTGCCAGGTGGGATACTCTCGGCCTGCCTAACAAGCCTAAGCTCGGCCTTGGCATCCTCGTATGCGTTCCAGGCAACCGACATGCGATCCAGCAATCCCGCTGGCTGCTCATCAATAACCGTAGGGGCCAGGCCCCATTCCTTGACTTGGTACGCATACCAAAGTTCCGTAGGAGGCGTACCACCATCAGCAGCAGCGGCAGCCTCCTCCTTTAATTTGGGTCGATGTGCCTGGCCTTATTGTGCGCCTTCCAGCAGGCAAGCGCCAAGGCTTCAGCCTCCTTGACTGTTAACGCCTCAACTTGTTCCCGAGTCACCCCAGTCACGAACCACCCACTTTCGTAGGCACAGGTGACAGTGATGTCATAGAACACCACATCCGGCAGGCTTGATATATCAGTCACGCCCTCTGGGCGAGATTCCTGTACTGCGCGAACCCAATTGGCCAGCTTTTTGTTGGTCAGATCTACCAGTTCAATCATTCTACGATGCCGCCTGGATGGTCAATGCGCCATCGATTCCAACTGTGATGCTAAGAACCCCCAGCGTGTCAGGGTCGCCGCCCAACTCGCTTCGCAGGATGACCGCACCGGTAGCAATGAATTCGATATTGAGTGCAGTGTCGCCCTCGGGATGGAACTCGAATGCCGTTTCCACCTGCCCACGCTTTAAAGCATTCAGCGTGGTGATGTCTCCAGCGTCAACGATAACGTCAAACGAGAATTGATCCTCGGGGGTCCCTGCTCGTCTAACCGTAGTCGCTCCAGTCTCGCCAGAGCATTTTGCCACTGAATCGGCAACAGAACCACTCCAGCGATAATTGGCCAGACACAGGTATTGTGTCGAGCCGAACGTGAATTCTGCTTTGTCGCCAGCAAACTTAACCATTGTTACACCTCATGTGCTACTAAAACCTCAACCACCTTGCGATACAATTCCGTATCGTCCTCATAGAAATCTGGCCCGGCATTGTATCGCCAGTGCCCTGTTGCATTTGCCAGAGCGATGAGGGCATCACGCATGGTGATGACCACTGTATAGCTCGCGGCATAACTGTCTATCTGCACACGGGATTGCGTGCAGCCATTGGAGCCTATTGGAACTTGTGTGAGCACCTGATAGACCATAGCCGGAAATGTGGCATCGTCTGGGGCAACGTCAGGATATAGGCGGGTCCCTATCAGAGCACCAATCGTGCCATCGCCAGTCACCGCGCTATACACACTGCTCTCCAGGCTCATATTCCATCGCCTCGTGTGATGATGTTTCTCATCACTGCGAAGATCTGCTGCCCAAATTGATCAGCAGCCTTTCGCATAAACGGCTGGGCCGACATCTTTATGGTGCCATATTCAACGAACCTGGAATAAAAGACTGTATTGAATACGGCGTAGGTTACAGCCCTTCCCGTGTTCGCTTCCAGCTTGATGCCCATGCCAGCCCGTAGTCGCCCAGTTCGTGCTGGGGCGCCCGATTTGGCAGCATCAAAGAACAGATCAGCGCCCGCCTCAGTTGCAGGGGGCATCGTCCGCTTAACGTTCCTGGGCAGGTTTTTAAGCTGACTCTGGGCCTGCTTAATACCGCTAAAAAAAGGGGCGTTCCGTCGGTTGCTCATACCTGCTCCCTGCAAGCCAAACTGATATAGGTGTCAAGGAATTCCTCTTCCATCAACACCTTCTCAATATCATACGTGTGCACCACTGAATGACGGTCGGTGAATTGGATTCGTAGCTCGGATGTGATGTCCTGCCTATATCTAATGACCACCCAATAGCTGATGTCCTGGGCTTGGATCATGCCCTCTGGATACTCACGAGCGGAGGCAGGTGAGATGCTGGCCCACGCATCGTATTTTGTAGCCCAGGTATAGACCGGCTCACCGACTGCATTCTGGGCCTCCGTCTTCTCTTGGATGACGATACGATGTCTCAATTCGCCAGGTCTAGGCATACGCTAGACTCCAATGACGATCTGGGCTTAGCATGTCCTTGACCGTGTAATCTAGTTCTTTGCCAATTGACCCGACCAAGTATGGTTGTCGCCACTCGTAGAAATGCGTGACCAACAAGCGAACGGCCTGACGGACCATCTCTGACACATCACCATGATCGTCACCGTAGCCGCAAACAAAACGAATTGTCACGGCGTCAGCTTCTCGCAATGTGACAGTGGGCAAAGTGGCAGACGACTTGACTGTAATGCGGCCTGGGGTGCCAGCACTGACGATATAATTGGCTGCGTTCCAAGTGGCCTCGTTGTCATCCTCGTCATAATACTTCCACGAGGTTATCGATTGCAGGGGCGGCTTGGGCAGCCAAACAGGACCACTAGGCCAGGTGTCCAGGTACATATCAATCGATTGGGTGATGAGGGCCAGGCCAGAATATGATTCACACTTCTTACGTGCTGCCTTGATGTAGGAGGCTATCAGGGCGTCATCCGCGGAGGTGTCCACGCGCATGTGGTTCTTGGCATCCACAACCGATATCGGTTCCTTAATGGGGGCTGTTGCTTTATCCAGGCGCATCATGTTTTCTTGGCCCTCGTCCGTCTCTTAGGCTTGGCCCTGGTAGCCTTCCGTTTAGGCTTGATGGTTGCAGCCTCAGGCTCAACCTCCATCGCCTCAACCAACCCGGCTCGCAACCAGTCCACGCCCTCGGGAAGCTCAAACTCGTCGCCAGCACTGATGTGTATTCCATTTCCACCGAAGGTCGTTAACGCTCGCACTCTCATGTCTCACCTCTTCGAAGACGTTCGCAACTCATGCGAACACCTTCTGGTTGATCTTCTTTTGTTGCCAGGCTGCCAACTCAACGCCGGTTAGCGATGGTGCTAATTCCTTCAGAACGGCCAGGCTGGTCGTAATATCTTCCAGGCTGTAAGTGTCAACGTGCAGGCCCATGCTCCGCAACCAGCCAGGCATGAAATCATTGGCCTCAACCAGCAACCTGGCATCTCGTGGCAGGCCTGAGATTTCAGCATATAGGCCAAGCTTATGACTTGCCGCCTTGGACGAGATGGCTCCAGACCATACAGGCGACTTAGTTTGCAGTGAATGCAATTGCTTATCCTTATCTCGTGTCAGATAGATTATCCGCCTAATTGGAACGACCTCATTCACGGCTGGCAGCAGTTCAGGGGGCCAGCTATTTGCATCGCCTCCCGAGCCTGGTTGCTGGCGAATGAAGGTCCAATAGCTGCTGAATATGGCATCGTCTGGCTCGTACAAGTCCAGCACGTACCAGGGCAAGCGTGTGATTTCCGTTCGCATCTCATGATGCCAGGTAGCCCCAGGCACGGAGTTGAGTACCGTTGCCAACCACTTGGTGCCACAATGCCCTGAGCCTGCTATTACGTCAAACACGTTCGGCCATCCAGTCGGAGCACACCTGCTCTCGCTCATGATAATGGGTTGGGCGAAACTCATAACCCACTCCGTGCCTATCCATTGGCATCAGGCGGGCGGATAGTTCCTTGCTCACCCAGTGCATTGGCTCACCGTTTCCAATGTCCAATGACCAGTAAATGTCGCTCGCAGATGGATGCCTGGGCATCCTGACACGACGAGCCACTTCAGGCCTGAACAATTGAAAGTGACCCTTGAGGATGGATGCGTAACCGTCCTGGCTCACGATGTCAGGTGCGTAATGAGGGGCGTCTGGCTGCAACCCTCGCCCAGCCACACCCAGCAGATGGGAAGGGCACTTGTCGCCGTGAATCTGGATCGCATCTTCCAAATAGTGATCGTCACCCACCATGAAATCATCATCCTGAAACATGACGAACTCCGTCTCGGGCCGACCAGCGAACACGTATCGCGCCCACTCACCAGCGTTCCAGGGGATGATAATTGGCTTGTCAGCGCCAAACGTTTGCACATCGTGATTATTGATCAGCCACACCTCCACAGGGATCGTCTGATTGCGAAGGGATTGCACTATCGCTGACATGTTTAGTTGTCGTTGATACGAGAGTAGGATAGCAGTTACAGCAACCATTATTCTGGCGCTCCTCCGCTTATCCTCTGAACGGCTGCCAGTTGCTCATCCAGCCAGACAACTTCAGGGCCATCCTGCCAGATGGAGTCAAGGAAATAGTAATCGCCACACCGTTCCTGGGCGAAGGCGTGGATATGATCGGCCCAAATGTCTTGCCTGGTAATGAAGTCACACGACCCAATATGGCCCAGTTTCGGCTCCTTCTCCCACACAGTAGCATCGGGCAGCAGCCCGAACCAGTCATGCTGGGCGCGGAAAACGACAACGCCTGGCTTGTCTTTTGCAGCCTGCTTTAATAGGGCGATGGCCTGCTCCGTACTGAGCATGTCATCATCATCAAGGATGAGAACATACTCGCCTTCCGGCATGGCCCACTGCAATGCAGCATTGGCCCATCCAACACCACGCCCCTCATCGTCCTCGATCAGGATGTGTTCAAAGTCCTGATCGGTTTGCATCTCCAACGATTCCACGTTCTTTGCCATCATCCCAGGTCGTTTGGGATGGCATCGCGTCACAACACTTAAGAAGGCCATAGCACCTCGCCATCTTCTCGCTTGTGTCCGCAGACAACCCTGGTGTCAGCCATCATGCTGTAATTGGCAGTATAGGCATCGTTGGTAAACCACGTGTCGCAGTGGACGCCAGGATTGTTCGTGATGCGGAAGGGGAGATCCTCCAACACCTGGCGCTTGATCAGAACACAACCGAGACCAGCACCCGAACAGGGTACGATGTCCTTGGATGGAGGCCACAAGCCCCGGACACTGAAACTCTCGCCAATGTTGAGGGCCTTCTTTCCAGCATACTTGTCGTCAGCGTAATAGCGCTCGAACAGGTTAACGACATGGGTTTGCCTGAACACGTACACCCCATATGCAATGTCCACATCCAATGCCCATAATCGTTGCAGGGCATTGGCAGGGGGTATGATGTCACTCTCGATTACGAGCATGGCATCATACCCACCAGCCAGGAACGTCTCACGACCTCGTTGGTATTGATGATGGTGATTACGAATGCCGGTCTTTCGGCCATCCCCAGGCAATGGGTTGTCGCGCTGAAAGACATGAGTAATTGGCCCATGCCAATCAAGGGCCAGAACTGCATCAATGGTCTCCGGTTCTAACCGATAGACCGGCGTAAACACCATCACGTCATCCACTAGGCGCTCGGGTGCACACCGAAGCCGATGGCTTCAGACTGCAAAACGCCATAGTCAATTCTAAACATGTAGTTAAGAATCACCTCGCCATTGGCTGCCCTTGTGTAGGGGTCCCTGATAATGGAGAAACCAGGGGCCTCGTACATGCCGACATAGTTCCAGTTGCCAAAATAGAGCGACTTGGCGGATGCCGCCGTCGCGCCCGACTTCTGGCTATACTTGACCGGGAACCCTAGCAAGGAAGGGCCAGCCTGGAATCCTTGCTGGTTGTCAGCGTAGCGACGAACGTTTGCGTCATCCAGCAAAACGATCTCGCCATGCACGGAGCGCTTCATCACCCAGGCAACAGACCCGCTATCGTCCAGATATGCGGCTATATTGTCGTTGTAGGTGACAGGTTCCAACTCATCCACTGCGATCACTGTTGCACTGGAGAACGTCTTGAGCGTTGCACCATTGGCAGCCACTTCGGTCAACAGTAGGCTGTTACGTGTTTTAGCCATGCCGCGCCCGATGAAATCTTCCAAGAAAGTGAGTAGGCGGCTTTCTTCGTCTTCCATCAGTTCAACGGTTAGATCCACCTTCTTTGTGTACTTGACGAGGGTCAGCGTAACCTTGGTCACTGCCGGAGCGTCTCGGTCGTAGGCCCCAGATTCGGCAGTACTCACGAACTCGCCATCATCCTCATTGTCAACAGGCACATCCACTGCCGTGCCAACGCCGGGAACGGATCGCACGCCAAGGCCGTTAGTCAGATCCATCTCATCGCGTCGGGCTATGATGCCGTTGTAATGGCCAGTAGGCACCAAGTCACCACCATCACCAGCGGTCGTGATGTTCATGGTGGTATCATTGCTGGCTCGCTTCTCAGGCCCAAGACGGATGCTGTTCTCTCCATCCTGAATATGTGATACTCCGCCCATGTCGCCATGCCTGATGAACGCCTTCATAGCGTTCGGCTCATTATCACCTGGGTTGGTGATAATGGTGGGGGCTTGGCGAGTCGTTGGTTCCGTGACAGGAGTCGGCGCAGGTTCGGATGGGCGCCCTGCTCGCTCTTCCAAACGCTTGGCGCGTTCTTCCAATTGGGCAGCCTCGTCCATATAGCCCTTGTGCTCAGTGGTCTCCTCATCAGTCAGGCCGCGATCCTCACCCTCAGCGGCATCCACTATGGCATCGGCCTTGTCTAAAAGCTTGGAGCGCTGTTGCCTCAGTTCTCTTGCGTTCTTCATTGCTGATTACCTCATCCTTGCTGTTGCGGTCTTGAGCCGAAACCGCTCACGTTGCTCCTGCATACGTGCCCGGTCAGCCTGGTCGGTGGCCTCATCTCCGTCCTCGGATAATGAAGCCGCAATAGCCCTCGCCTCAACGCTCGTCTGCGGATACGCGGGATAGGTCACTATGGAAACATCGAATAAATCCACATCAATCAATTCTCGGACGTTCTGGTCCTTATCCCAGGCCTCCTCGCGCATCCAGAATCCGAACGACATCTGGGTGATGTCCCCTCGTTGCATACTGATAATTAGGTCATTAGACCACTGCGTATCAGGAGGAACGATCTGGACCCGTAGCCCCTGGTCATCTTCGTCCAGGGCCAGAGTTTTGGCCCTGTTTCGTCCAAGCACGTACTTGCTGTCATGCTCGAACAGGGCGCGCACGTCGTTTTCCTCGATACTTTTCGCAAAAGCGCCAGACCGAATCTTCTCCCTGAACCCGCCCAGGTTCTCGCTCAACTCATCAAAAACGGCTGCGTAGCCAACAATGATTCCTGGCTCGTCATCAGTTGCCGCCCTTACTTCCCAATCTTGGAAGGGAGCGACTCGTCTTTCTTCTTTCTTCTTCGTCATCCTGACACCACCTGACAATCGCACCCACGGTGGGCTGGCGCATGGCCAATGTTCCGACTGGGTACGAGTGCTCCATTAGGCGCGTCGTCTGCAAACGACTCGCCAGCCTCAATAAATGCCTGTGCGATTGCCACTACCTTGCCGTGCAACCTCGTGCAGTACGGGCAACTCTTACCAATAGAGACCCATCGCAGACGAGTCACGCCAACCATCGTGTAAATGGCCACTGCGAAGGCGTTGCCACTTCTGACGCTTTCCTCATTGGCCACACCGCTGGGACGCTGTTCGCGCCATTCCTGCATCGTCGCCTCGATTTCTACCAGTGCGTTTTCTTCAAATTCCTCAAGGATAGAATCCAGCCTGGCCCGACTACGATCCGACTGCCGTTTGCCCAGCATCTCGGCATACGACACCATGAAATTGGTATAACGCTCCTCGTCTATCTGTTCGCCAGTTTCCTGCTCCACCTCATTTGCTACCAGGCCAGCATAGGTGCGTAGAACTGGCACCCATTGGCGCGCCGTGAATATGGCATGATCCTCGTAGAACGTGTCAAGCCAATCCGAGAAGTCGGACGCCCCTCGCTGGGCCAGGTGCTTATTGGCAGCATTGCCCACGTCGTTTGCTTCCCTTCTCAGAATTCTGGCGGCAGTGTCACGGAATAGGCCTAGCGAGGTTCGTTGTAGGCGATACCTGCCAGCAGCAGATCGGGTCGCCCTGGCCTCTGATTCCTCCTCATCCGTTGACGCATTGTCGTAAACGGAACGAGGTTCGTCAGTGGGCATTGGCGGGGCGACTTGATCCACAGGAATCATGTTGAGGGGTACGAGGTATATGTCCCCACCCTCCACCGGGTTCATGTTTTCCAGTCGCCTGATGTCGTTGGCCGATAGCCATCCATTTTGTCGCCCTGTTGCATAGGCGGCATAGCGGCTGGTGATGTCCCCACGGAGCAGGCCATCCACTAAGAACTCGGCAAAATACTGCTCTCGCTCCGCTCCTGTCATCAGCCGTTCCGCAATGGTCATCTCCCATCGGACCAGCCAGGGCCTCAGCGAATGCATCACGAACTCCAGTGATTGGTGTTCTATGTTGCTGAAGGTTGCCCGGTCCAGGTCTCCTATCATATGAGGGGGAACCCGGTAGATCCTGGCTATTTCGGTTGTCTGATATTTTCGGGTCTCAAGAAATTGGGCATCGTCTGGAGGGATGCCTATGCGCTCGTATTCCATCCCCTCCTCAAGAACGGCAATGCGGTGAGCCTTGTCAAGTCCCGAATACAGTTCTTCCCACTGTTCCCGAAGACTTTTCACTGCTGGCTCGCTCAATTCCATCGGGTGCTTTAAGACACCAGCCATCTGAGCGCCGTTGCCGAAAAACGTAGCGCCGAATTTCTCGGCAGCCTGGCCCAACCCGATTGCGTTCCTGGCCAGGGCAATGGGCGATAGGCCGAACAAGCCGTTCAGACCAAGCCCCCGCAGGTGGAGCACCTGCCAGCCCTTAAGCGTTTTTAGCTCGCCGCTAGGTAATCTGTAGTGATATTCTATATCATCCTGCGTGCGTGTAATGCTTTCCATATTTCGTGACATTAGTGGCCATAAGGCTGTCGCCCTGCCGTTGGCATCGTACGCGATTTCTGCATATGCATTGCCCCATAGGAGCAAGTGCGTTTGCATCAATTCTCGGAACTCGAACGATGTCTGAATGGGATTGGGTGCATCGTGTAGCAGACGATATAGATAGAATTCAGGTGCTCGCCGCTTCCCTTCATCACCTAATCGCTCATAGACGAAGAGGGGTAGGCTTGCAATTGACTCGGCCAGCACACGCACAGCAGCATAGACCGCTGAATAATTTAGCGCGTTTACGGCTGTTACCTTGACCCCTGCTGTCGTTGGTGTCCCCACCCTCATCTCTCGCCACTGTTTGTTATCGACTAGACTAAGATTACGGCGCTCAAATAGTCTGCTAAACAGGCCCATTAACGGCTCCTCATGGCAGCGAACAGGCCGAGCAGTAGGAGGATGGCCCCCTCAACGACCAGCATGGCTGGCACTGACACGAACCATAGTCCGACACCGATCAACAGCATCCCTATCACGATCAATACATCTTCCGCCGCAATGGATCTCATAAACGAAAAACGGGCACATCCGTCTCCAGTAGAGATACAGATGCGCCCGGGTTATTACCTGAACGATATTAGGTTGTGTGACCCACAGGGGCCACGCCGTCAGTCTAGCAGATCACCGATTCTCTGTCAATTGCCCTTGATCCGTAAGGTACATCTTTTCTTCGGGTGGTAGCTGGGTATTGTTGTCTCCCGCATATCGGTCGAAAAGCATCGGGCGTACCCCTGATGCCTGAACTCTGATGCGGTATATGTTGGACGCCATTGGTAATCTCCTCTATTTGCTTACCTGACAGATGGAACCACTCGTTGCGCACTTCCGTTTGACAGTGGGCGAAAAGACGATGCAGCCGTTCTTCCTGGGCCTCATCTCCTTCTATTGTGCTCACTACGCTGAGTCGTCTCGGATTGCCCGTTTGCAGTTCTGCCAGCCGGTCACTAATGTCACGACTTGTATATCCAATTTTGTAATAATCAGTCCCATCCATTCGTATCACATACACCACCTCCATCACCTCGTTTTCTCTGGCAGCGTCGTTTTACGCAACCGTCCATTCCTCACCAGCAACCTGTCAATATAACGCAACCTCATAATAATCACCGCCCTCTCGTGTTCCATCAAATCCAGATATTCGGCCATTGGCAGGGCCATCGGCCTGGCCTGGCCTTCGTCATCACCATCAGCCTCCTTGCGGGGTAATAACCGCTTGACCGTCATAGTGTTTGTAACTTTGTATCCTCGTACTTGCTCCGGTCCTTCTTTTTATGAGCCAGTGCACGACCCAGGGCCATGATAAGGGCGACGATGCCATCTATCCGCTCCCGGCTCCTCTTCTTGTCTGGCTTGATGTTGTCAGCCGCATCGGTGAGCGTTACCACGTTATCAGCCATCCAGGTCAGCACAGGATGGCCCCCATGCTCCAGCATACCCTGGAGCAATAGGCGCTCCAGGTCCTTGCTCGGACCAGACATCGACGCGAACCCTTGCCGAAACTGGACCAGCCAATCGTCGTCTGGCCCCATTTCTTGCAGGGTCGTCTGAATACGAGTCGCCCCCCACTTATCGAAAGCGAGTTCCTTGATATCGTACCGTTGCATATCCTCATCGATTTGGGCCAGTATCCAGTCGTAATCAATGACATTGCCAGGAGTGAGCTTGACGAAACCGCCTCGCTGCCAGGCTGTAAATGGTACGCGGTCCTGGCGCTCCCTGACCAGGATGTTTTCCTCCGGCATAAAGAAATGGGCCAGCACCTTGTACGGCTCATCTGAGGCAATGGGTGGAAATACGAGCACCCAGGCCGACAGGTCGGTAGTGGATGAAAGATCCAAGCCTGCATAGCATTTGCGCCCTATCAAGGCCTGAGGATCTGCCGTCCCTGAACAAGCGTCCCACACGTCCCTCCTAATCCATCTCGTAGTCGCCTGGGTCCACATGTCCAGGTGCAATCTTAGAAACGCATTCAGGGCCGTGGGCATCTCCCTGGCCCTGGCTGCCAGCCTACGCATGTCATCAATCTTCTTTGACACTCGCAAATTGGGGTTGGCCTTGATCCAGTTTCCTTCGTCTTCCCAGTCGTCCCCCTCGTCCAAGGTGTAAACCACGCCGAAGAAGGTGTCGTCCTCCACCACGCCGCTTACCACCTTCTCAGTGTAGTCGTGCAACTGATAGCAAAGGGATTCTCGGTCGACGCCTGCCGTGGTAATGGCCAGCATGAGGGGCTGGCGTCTGGACCCCGTTGCAGTTTCTAGCACGTCCCACAGGTCTCTCGTCTTCCAGGCGTGCAACTCATCAGCAATAGCGCAATGGACGTTGAGGCCATCCAGCGAATTGTAGTCGGCTGCCAGTGGCTCAAATTTGCTGGCCGATGACAAGTGGCTAAGGTTGCTACGGAATACGTTAATCATCCTGCTAAGGATCTCCGATTTCTTGACCATCTTGGTCGCATCCTCGTGGGCGATTTTTGACTGGTCCCTCTTGGTTGCAGCCGTGTATATCTCGGCACCAGGCTCACCATCTGAAATCATCATATAGAGACCAATTCCTGCGACCATCGTCGTCTTCCCGTTTTTCCTTGCAACCTCCAAGTACGCCGTGCGAAATCTTCTGAATCCATCGGATAGTCGTTTCCAGCCAAACAACGACCAAATAATAAACTGCTGCCAAGGTTCCAACACGATGGCCTGTTCCGCCCATTCGCCTTTCCAATGGCGTAGGACCGAGAAGAAATATACGGCTTGTTTCGCCGCGTCTTCGTCAAAGTACAATCCACGCTCTTCCTGGCTCGCCTTATCGTCAAGGTGTCGCTGGCAGGCGTATTGCACCTGCCGACAGGTGGGGACCAGACCAGCCAGGACATCCTCCACATATTGCTCCGCCGTAAACTCGAAAGACAACTATCCGTTCACTCCCTCAAAGAGAAGGTCGGCTAGATCCTTCTCGGCTCGCCCTCCACCGTCACTCACGCTGATCCGACTACGAGACGAAGGAGTCAGGCCAAACTCCTGCATAAATCGCAGTGCGTCTCGCTTAGCCCTGTTCGCTATGCTTAGGTACGGATTGTGGATCAGGTTCCCGTTGGTCGTCTTGCCCACCAAGCCCGTCCTGGCCAATGCCTTGGTCGCCTCCACCCAGACGGAAACGGTCTCGCAATACATCGCAAATGCATTAAGATCTACGGTGGTCAGCAGGCCCAGGTCGTGTAACTGTGTGGCCATCTTCCGCCACTCCTTCTTTGCCTCAGCGCTCAAGTAACTGGGGCAACGCGGTTTGCGGCCTGGCTTGGGCTTGGGTTCCTTTTTGTTGAGGGGTCTACCGCTAGGGTTGCCCTGTAGTTCACGCAATTTGGTTGGTTTAGGTGCTGGTCCTCTTCGTCCCATTTTCTCCTCACTTTTTAAGCCCCCCTGCTTAAACCTGCTCTTGTTTCGCCTTGAC